GGCGACAGTCGCCGACGGAGACGTGCAGCACGCCGGGCGTCGGCGGCTTCACCTTGTAGGCGTGCCCGCAGCGACGGCACTGCGCCCACGTCTGGGGAGCACCTTAACCTTTGTCATCGAGTCGAGACACCTCGCAGGCAAGCCACGCGGTGTCGGCGTAGAGCAGGATGTCGTCGCCCGCCTCATTCCTGAAGACGAGCGACCCGTTGTGGATGAGCACTTCGTGCGCGGTCACGTCGCGCTCCGTGCCGTCCGCGAGAACGACGTGGTAGACGCGCACGGCTACTTCGGTTCCGCCGTCTCGTCGGCGACCGGCACCAGCACCCAGCCGTAGCGTGCGGAGTACTTCAGTTCAAACCGTCGCGTGCCATCGACCACCGGATCCGGCGGCAGCACGATGGGCAGCGAGATCTGCGGCGGCGGCGTGCCCTCGGGCAGCGTGTTGTCGATGGTGATGGGCGGCGGCACCGGCTGCGTCGAGCCGTGCGGGGGACGCCCCTGCCCGTAGCCGGGATCAACTGGCCCCCACGACGGGCGTCCGTAGCCGGGGTCCACGGGGGACCAGCCGCCACCGGGACGCCCGTAGCCGGGATCGACCGGAGGCCGCACGCCGAAGCCGGGATCGACCGGCGCGGGCGGCGTCGGCAGCGTGTGGTCGGGATGGCCGTCGTGGCCGTCGAGGAACGTGATCAGCGCGAGACGTGCGTTCATGGGATTCTGGCTCCAGTTCGATGGACGGGGGTTACTTGCGTTCGGCCTTCTCTTCGGCCTTGCTCTGTTTGCCCTTCGGCTCGGCCCGCTCTTCAGCGGCCTCACGCTTCGCGGCGCTCTTCGACGGGGCGGAACTCTTCGCCATAATGATGACCTCGCAGGCGGCGTCACGATAACACGTCTCAGCGACGGCGACTATTCGTGCCGCCCCAGCGCCCGCCCACGCGGTGCGCGGTCTTCACGTCGGCGGGGTCGCGGTCCTGCTGCATCTGCCGCTGCGCCCGCTGCTGCTCCTTGTCGGCGTCCACCTTCGTCGGCTGCGCCGGGCCGTAGGCCAGCACGATGTACTCGACCGCGTTCATCGCGTGGTCGTAGAACCCGTCCTTGAACGCGCGGCGCGTGTTCGGCGACACCGAGTGCGCGATCTTCCGCGCGTCCCAGATGTAGCCCGCCTCCAGCGCGTCGATGAAGTGCGTGCTCGCGATGACGCCCTCCGGCGCGACGACGAGCCAGCGGTCGGGGTCCACCGTGAACGCTGCGCCCTGCCGCGTCAGCCGCTTCATGTAGCCCGCGAGGTGCTGGATGCAGCGGTCCCGCGCATCGGGATGGTTCGCCCCGCCGATGGTGTAGAGCATCACGCCATACTCGCGCAGCACGTCAGCGGCGCTCACGCGCGTGCCCTGCGAATTGTTCTGGTCCCCCGCCGGGTCGCCCGTGCTCCACACCTCGCACGGCAGCTTGCGCGTGCCGTCCACGTCGGGCGTCCCGCCGAACCAGAGCGCCCGCTGCGCCACCGCCATCGGCGCGAAGTCCTCGATGAACTGGTCGGTGCCGAGGATGCCGCCGAGCACCCGCAGTTCGCCCCACGGCAGGATCTGCGCCCACACCACCGCCGGATGCGAGTGCCCGAAGTCCCACCCCTCCAGCAGCGGCACGTTGGCGTTCAGGCGCAGCTTCTGGCTGTGGATGCGGGCGTTGAAGCAGCCCGCGTAGACCGGCTTGCCCACGATGCTCAGGCCGCGCTTGCCCTCGATGAACCGGCGCCGCAGCGCGTGCCCCTCGGGATACGCCTCCTCCAGCTTGGCGATGTAGTCGTCGCCGAGGTTGTGCCGGTTGTCGTAGACGCTCGTCCGCAGGTAGAGGTAGCCGTCCTTGCCGTTGCGCTCGGGGAAGTCTTGCGCGATCCAGTGCGTCAGCCCCGGCGGGTTCGGCGTCAGCAGCACCTGATGCGGGTAGCCCGGCTGCGACAGCCGCGCGGGCACGTAGTGCCGATACACGTCCTCGGGCACTTCCTCGGGCTGGTCGATGCCGAGAAACGCCAGCGTCAGGCCCGCCAGCTTGCCGTAGCGGCTCGTCTCCTCGGCGCTCTTGAGCGCCCGCAGGTAGACGCGCGAGCCGGTGCCGACGACCTCGTCGTACTCCTCGTCGCCGTGCCACTGCAGGCGGATGCCGTGCGTCGCGCACCAGTCGCGCCAGCGCGGCTTCAACTGCGCGTCGAGCGCGTCCTGCGTCCACCGGCACAGCGCCCCGTGGATGCCGTGGTAGTCCACGCAGTAGGCCGCGCTCTTCGCCACCAGCGGCGTCGTCTTCCCGGCGCGGACGGCTCCCTCCAAGTCCACGTAGGGCCACTTGGCCGCGTCGGCGAGCAGGAAGGCCGACTGCACCGGGTTCCAGAAGTCTTTGACCTCGGGCATCAGTTCCAACGGTCAAGGACGTGCTCGATGGCCCACGCCACCGCGACTACGACGACGACGATGCCGATGACCCACCACACCGTGAGCATCACGCCCCGCCGAGCAGGTCGCGGATCTCGCGCACCAGCGTGCTGCTGTTCGCCGTCTCGCCGTGGTCGCAGAGCCGCAGCATCGCGCAGTGCAGCAACTGGGCGTAGCGTTCGTTGCGGCGCAGCACCGTCCGCGTGTTCTCCGTCAGCGTGAAGTCGAGCACCAGCCGCAGCGCGGCGTCGTCATCGAGCGCGTAGCGCCACCAGCGCGGCGGGCCGGGGGCGTCCGATGGCGTCTCGTAGACCGCGTCGCGCAGGCGCTCGATCAGCGTCCGCACGGCGAGGATGGTCGGGTCGTGGTCGGCGGTGTCAGTCGTCTCGGTCACTCGGCTCTCCAGTGGGCAGCACGCGTTGGCTGGACACCAGCTTCGGCTGCTGCGCGGTGACGAACGCGAACTCCTCGCTCGTCGTGAACACGTTCACGATGGTCGTCGGGCGGTGCTCGCTCGGCACCTCATCGACCTGCGGCACCCGCCCGAAGCGCCGCTGCTCCAGCACGTTGAGCGCCGCCTGCCGGTCGCGCGCCCGCAGCCGGTAGTAGCCGCCGAAAAACTTCGCGACCTGCTCGCCCGTCCCCGTCGCCAGCACACTCAGCGCCTCGATGATCTTCTCGCCATCCGGCTTGCCGGTGTGCTTGTCAATGAGTGCGGCGGTCGGGTTTGTCAGCAGATACTCGGCGGCGGCGGCGAGGGCGCGGCCCCTCGGCTTCCGGGGTTTCCTCGGCTTGCGGTTCCGATTCGGGAACCGATCCGGCACCTTCGTCTTCACGGGCATGGCGTGCCCCTTTCGGTGACGCGACCAGCGCCACGTAGAACGTGCGGTTCCGCAGCGCCTGCAGCACGTCGGTCAGGCCCGCGACGCTCGCCGGGTCCAGCGACAGCCGCAGCAGCGCCTCGCCCTCACCGTTGAGCGCGAACGCCGCGCCGAGGTCGGGCAGATGCGCCAGCGCGCAGTAGACGAGGTTCCCGGTTGGCAGCGTCGGCATCGTCACGCCCTCGCACGCGAGCACATGGAGCAGCCGGTCACGCGGCACGCCGCAGCACGGGCAGACCTCAGTTCGTCCATGTCCCATCGATGGCCGCGACCGGGTTGAACCCCGTCACGCTCGCCTCGCGGAACAGCAGCCCGTCCACGAAGATCTGCACCGTGATCGTCCCGCTGAAGAAGTCGCGGTCCTTCGCCTGCAGCGAGAGGAAGCTCGACGTGCGCGTCGTCTTCAGCGTCGAGAACCACGGCAGGTTCGTGCGGATCGTGCTCGTCCCCTCGGTGCTCGACGTGAGCGTGATCTCCACCGTGCCGGGGTCGGTGCCGGTGACGTGGAAGTCGATGACGTGGACCGCTGGCGGCGGCGCAGGCGGGTCGGGCGCGATGACGGAGACGCTCTTGTCCTCGGAGCAGCCGCAGAGCGTCGTGCAGCCTGCCATCAGGCCCAGCAGCGGGAGCGCGAGCAGCAGGCGGTGCAGCATGGGTGCGTATCCTACCGCAAGCTCACGTCGATGAGCGCCAGCACCGTGTCGCTGCCGCCCGCGTTGACGATGGCCTGCCGCGCCTCGATGAGCGCCGCCCTGAGCCGCGCGGCCTCGCTCTGGCCCTCGCTGTCGAACAGCGCCGGAGGCGACGCGTAGGCGCTGCTGCTGACCGTCACGAAGCCCTCGCCGTCGAGCAGCAACTGCAGCAGGTCGGGCAGCGCCTGCGGGTCGTGCTTCACCCGCAGCGGCACCGTCGCGGCCAGCACCGTCTCGGCGAACGGCAGCGCCAGCGCCTCGACGTGCGACGCGCGCATGAACACGATCAGGCAGCGGCGCAGCATCAGCAGTTCCTGCGTCAGGTCCAGCGCCTGCGTCGTCACGTCGTGCAGGTCACGGGCGTTGACCACGCACCGCTCGCCGGGCAGCGCCAGCGCCGAGGCCAGCGACAACTGGAGCAGCCGCTCGCGCAGCAGGTTGGAGTGCGCGTCAGGATGCGAGACGAGGTCGAACGGCTCAGTGCTGCTCACGGTCCCTCCAGAAGCTCGCATGAAACGGCAGCGTCAGTTGGCGGCGTGTCACCACGAACGGGTCGTCGCCCCGGTCGCGCCAGCCCGCCTCGCGACGGCAGTGCCAGAGGAACGCCGCGTGCCCGATCCACCCGGTCAGCCGCCCGGCGACCCGGCCCGGCTCGATGAGCGCCTGCACGAACACGTCGGCGATCACCTCATGCAGCGCCAGCGGCAGCGCGTAGTCGTGCGTCAGCGACCGCTGCACGTTCACGGCCTTGATGTCCACCGTCCAGCCGTGCTGCACCGTGAAGTCGGCGTGCGTGTCGCCGCCCGCGTGCAGCGCCCAGTCCACGGGCCAGCCGAACACGCGCCCGAAGGCGACCTCGCCCAGCTTCCCCGCGACCTCGTTGTCCATCCGCTCGGTGCCGAAGAACTTGGAGCGCCGCACGTTCGGCTTGTGCTCGCACATCGCGTCGGCGAAGGCGACGGCCTGCCGCACGTCGTCGGCGGTGAAGGCTACGCGCACCTCGCCGTTGGGCAGGATCACGCCGTCTCCACGGTGATGTGCGCCCCCTCGGCGCTCGGCAGCGACTCAGGCCCGAGCAGCGTGCGCCGGGCGTCGATGTGGACGACCTGCTTATCGTCCACAAAGGCGAGGTGCGTTAGGGCGTCGAGCACCGCCCGCACCAGCTTGTCGAGGTCAGGGGCGTCGCCCTTGCGGCGCGGCTGGACGACGAAGTGGAGCTTGACCCGCACGTCGGTCGCCGGGTCGAGCACCGCCGCCCTGACGGACGAGCGCACGGCCCAGCCGATCTGCGTGCGCCACGCGCGGAGGTGGACGTTGTCGTGGGTCATCCGGCCCTTCCCGAGGTGCCGCATCGACCCTTGGCAGACCGGGCGACCGGGCACAAACACTGAGCAAATCTGCATATTTGGACGTTAGGGCACTTGACCCTTACCGCGAAGTGGCGTGTTCGCAACGACTTCCAGCACCTAACATGAAGTGTGCCACGCGTGTCTCAGAATGGCACACTGTGAAAAGATTCTCACCACCCGTAAGTTGTTGATAATCCCATAACCGGACATGGGGCTGTAGACCGCTAGGTTGCCCCACGTTGAACGCGACCGCGTCCAGACGGGGGTAGTAGCGGCCCCCCCTGAGATCTCTTCACCACGGAGGCGCTTCGCTTTTCGTTCTCCGTGGCGCTTACGAAGGGCTTCGTAGGCCACCAGTTGCCGCTCGACCCCACCCGCTGGCCGCACCGGACGCACTGCCAGCCGCCCCGAGGGTCCAACTGCATCCAGCGCCCGCAGGTCGGGCACGCCCGGCGACGCCCCCCGTGCCCCCCGGAAGCCGGGCCTCGATTGTCGCTCACGGGCGCGGCACCGCTTCAACGACGTGGAGCCACTGAAGCTCGCCGCAGGGGTCAGGGGCCGGGGTCGGGTCTTCCGGGGCCACCTTGACCCGCCGAAGCGCCGTGAGGGGCACGCGCAGGAGGCCGGGCACGATCCCCGCCCCTTTGACGTGAACCAGCGCCGTGGTGCCCTGCACCCGCGCCACGGTGAAGTCGAGCTTGCGTTGACGGTGCCACAACCACCCGGAGTCGCCGCGTTTGAAGCTCATCGTTTTGCCTCCGTTGGGACAACTGTCCGGTGGGACGGACAAAACCCCCTCTTACAGAGGGGGGTTGTTTTGTCCTGCGTCCGAAGGGGCTTGTCCGACCGTGTCTGGGACAACTGTCCCATTGGTTGAGTCGGCCCCGATGGGACAACTGTCCCGCGTGTCTGGGACAACTGTCCGGTCATGCGTGATGCCGCTCGGCGCGGCCCCAGCGGGTGACGCCGTCCGGCCCGTTCGGCACGACGAGGTAGAGGCCGCGCTCCTCCCCGCGCTTGAGCGCCTTTTCGACGGAGCGGACCTGCGCCTCCAGTTCGTAGGCCAGTTCGGCGATGGTCTTCGGGCCACGGGCGAGCGCACCGGGCAGGCGCTGGGGGATCGTCAGCGCCGCTGCCAGTTCCGGCTCGTCGGCGACGGCGACGCGGGACACGGCGATCATGTCGGGCGAGAACACGAAGCGCAGGCCGACGGGCGGGTCGCGGTTGCCGTCGTTCTGCTTGCCGCCCTTGATGGAGATGGTGGCCTGCTGGCGCACGGGGTCTTCGACCTTCCGCACGTCCCAGTTCATGCGGGCGAGGTTGGTGAAGAAGGCCGAGCCGAAGGCCATCCGCTCGGCGTCGGGGGCGGCGACCTGCGCCTTGGTGATGTGCCCGGCGCTCATCGTGGGCGGCAGGAGGGCCAGTGCGCCGTAGAACCCGCGTGCGGTGTCATCGTCCTTGAGCGGCCCCTCGCACGCCATGCCCACACTGTCGAGCACGCAGAAGGTGACGCCGTGCGTCTCGACCTCCTTCCGCAGGCGGGGCAGTTCGTGCGTCAGCGGCCCCTTGCAGCGGATGTAGCGCAGGCCGGGCATCGGCTCGGCCCCGAAGAGGCGCAGCTTGCGGGCCTTGTGCCGGGACGCGGTCCACTCGTAGTCGATGTAGAGCACCGTGCGGCCCTCCAGCGCGAGCGTGCCCGCGACCAGCAGCAGCACCAGCGACTTCAGCCCGCCGCCGGGCGAGATGAGCAGGGAGGGGCCGTCGAGCGGGATCTGCAGCCCCCAGACGTTGACGGTGGCCTCGACCATGTCGGGCGCGTCATCGAGGGCCAGCGACTCGTCGCCCGTGCGCTCGGCCTGCAGGGTCTGGATGCACGCGGCGTCGATGACGCCGACCCAGTCGAACTGCGGCTGCTCGTCACGCGGGACGTGCTCCTCGCTGCGCGAGCGCCGCGCACAGTAGTTGGCGAGCTTGACGCGGGCGTCCTGCAGCGAGAGGTTCAGGTCCGCGCAGGAGAGGCTCAGGCCGTGCCGCAGCGCCCCGGCCCACTCGCACTGGACATCGACCTCGGCGTGCATCGCGCCCCACGCCCGCCGGAGGTGCCGCACCTCGACGCGGACGCCCTCATCGAGCAAGGTGTAGACGTAGCCCCCGCCGGGCAGGCGGGCAAAGGTGCGCCGGTTGCCCGTCACGACCGCTGATCCCGGCGCAGGGCGCGGTGGTCGTCCAGCAGCCGGGTGTAGCGGGCGTTCAGGTCGGCGTAGGCCACGACCATCGCGTGCATCCGGTCGAGGGCGGCGCAGAGCAGTGCGCGGTAGGCGTCACGCTCCCCGCGCAGGTCGTGCTCGGAGAGGGCGAGGTGTTCTCTCGCGAGGTCGCTGGGTTTCGGGTAGGATGTCTCGGTCATCGTGCTGACTCCACGGTGGCACACGGGGCAAGCCCCGGCGCGCTGCAGCCACGCGGCGCGCCGGGCGCAAGTCTACTCGCCGGAGGCTCTCCGGCGTACTCCACAAAATCTAGGAACGCCCCGCGCGCGTGCTACGAACGGTGGGGGTCCGCATCACGCGCGTGACGCCGGGCACATTGAACCCCTCGCCCATCTGATCGACCAGCGCCTGCAGCCCCTTCAGGTTCGCCTGCACCAGCAGCGGACGCATCGCGCTGTCGCTCGCCGCCGCGAACTGCAGCAGCGCGTCGAAGTCCTCGACCACCGGCTCGTAGGTGACCGTCACGGCCACGCCCGAGGTCTTCCGCGTCGGGGGCACGACCACCGGGGCCATGAACTCCTCGACCGGCGCGGTCGCGATGCTCTCGGCCAGCGCCGTGTTCCCGCGCAGCCGTGCGGCCTCGGCGTCCGACGCCCGTGCGGCCTCCGCGTCGGCCAGCGCCGCCGCCTCCGCGTCGCGCCGGGACTTCTCCTCGGCCCGCTGCCGCGCCACCTCGTAGCTGCCGATGGCCCGGTTCAGCGCGTCGAGCGCGACCGTGCAGGGCAGCAGGCGCAGGCGCAGTTCCTCGCAGAGCGCCTTGTGCGCGGCGTGGGCGCGGGCGACGTGCGGCTTGTAGCCCGCCTCGATCTCGCGGATGAGCGCCTTGACGCCCTCGCGATACTCGACGGCCAGTTCCGCCGTCTCGGGACCGTCCACGACCCACGTCGCCACCTCGGCGAGGTCGATGTGCGTGGCCGGTTCAAACACGACGAGCGTCTCAGTCTTCGCCATCAGGGATCTCCAGTGCCAGTTGCAACTGCGCCACGGCGACGCAGGCGTTGAAGTGCCGCAGGTCGCCGCGATGCTCGCGGCAGACCGTCAGCTTCGGCGCTCCCGACGGGAGCAGTTCGATGAACGCCCGGTCGTGCGGCGTCGGTTGCGGGGCAGCATACGCGGCCAACTGGAGCGGCGTCCACGGCGCGGCGCGGCCCGTCTTGAAGTCGATGACCATCGGCAGGGCGCGCCCCCGGAGGCGGCAGCGCAGGTCCAGCCAGCCCGCGTAGGCACCGCCGTCCACCAGTTCCTCGGCCCCGAGCACCTCGATGCCGAACGTGTCCAGCGCCCGCACGCCCGCCGCGTAGAACGGCAGGTCGCCCGCCAGCAGATGCGAGCGACCCTCGGCGTCCCCGAGCGTCTGCAGGACGTGCAGCGCCTTGTGGACGCGCGTGCCCCGGTTGCGGGCCTCGACGGTCCAGTAGGGCGAGGTCAGGCGGCACCGCCGCAGGATCTCGGTGACCCCCAGCACCCGCTGGCCCTCGCGCCAGAAGGTGTGGGTTTCGTGGTCGAAGTGGAGCGTGCTCATCACCAGTTCTGGAAGAGCAGCACCGGGATGCCGCGCATCTCGTCGGTGCCCTGCCGCAGCAGCGCGTGGTCCTTGCCGCACCAGAGGTAGTCGTCGGTGTCGCGGACCCGCCAGCCTGCGCCCTCGGCGAGCGTGACGAGGTCAGGCCACGCCTGCTGCGCGGCCTCCTCCAGCATCGCCTTGGGCACCTCGATGACCAACTGCTTGGCGTAGACCTTCGGCCCCGCACGGGGCGCGCGTGCCTTCGCCATCACAGTCCCCCGAGGTCAGGGTTGCCCGGCAGCGGGTTGGCGTCCTTCGCACGGTCGTAGGTCAGGTCGCCGTTGCCGATGGTGACGCCGTGGTCCTGCGGGTTCTCCATCGCCGAGAGCAGCTTGCCGAACTGCGCGCCCTGCAGGATGGCCCCCGTCGAGGTGTAGCCCCAGAGCGCGAAGATCAACTGCTTGACCTGCGTCTCGTTCAGCCCCTGCTCCTTCGCCACCTTGAAGAGCA